CTCCCATGAATACCTCATTAAGATATCTCTTGTTTGCGGTAGTAAGCCCAGCCGGGATAGCGTTAGCATCACTCAGCATAGAGCCTCCTACAAGAGCTGTAGCATCCTGTAAGATAACACCTACTACCCCAGTAGCTCCTACTGTAATAGAGGCTACAGCGGCTTTAACAAATTCAATGAATATGTTAGGTAAACCCATAACCTTTCACTCTCCTTTCATTCTTCCTGATTAATATCTACAATCAGATTAGTTCCATAATCAACCTCACCTATCAGCTCATAGCCATCATTAGGATCACTCCGGGCTGTATCAGTAAATGAGGAGCTAAATTTTGTATATACTGCATTTTCAGATAACCTCACTTCTGAGGTAAAACTGGAAACTTTTGCGTATCTCTGTTTTTCTGTTACTCCATCCTGAGCAATCACCGGGAAAGCTCCCGGCATTAAAAAAAGAGCCTTTAAGCTCTCCCTCATCTGATACAATCCCTCAGAGTAAACCTGATCAGCTTCATTCCTTGTATGAAAATATACAACCTGATAGATAGGCTCATCCTGATATACATTAATATTTAATAGATTAGTGCTCTCAGTAGCCAGTGTTACCAGAAAACAAGGCCGCAAAAAACCCTGAGGCACATTCATAATATGTACAGGTACACCGGGATTATGATCCGCAATCACCTTACATATACTATTTAATAACCTCATTATCCTCCAGCCCCCTCTATCTCTCTGGCTATTTCTTCTAACCAGCTCTCACCTTTAGCCTTTAGCCGGGGCTCAGCCTCTTTCATACCATTTTCCAGAAAAAACACACCGGGGATATATCTTTCTTTCAACATGATACCCTTAGGCTCTTGACCACTCTTACCACTCTTTAGATATTTCCTCCTACCCTTAGCTGATAAGTAAGTAGCCGGGAGGAATCTCCTGTGCTGTACATGCCCGTCATTTACATACAGAGCATATTCTACATTAGTACCTGTATCTCCCCAATCAGGGGTAACAGTGCCTATCTGAAAGCTACTTACCAGCCGGGAGGTATCAACCGGGATCTTAGGTAAGATCTGCTCATTACAGATATTCAACATATCAGTTATGAGTATCATCTTTTTAGCATCAAAGCTATCTACTACAGCCTCAGCCCGGCTCATAAATTCCTCTAAGCCAGTGATCTCAAAGCTCACTTATCACACCTCCTCATCTACCATATAAGGAGTTTCTAAGTGGGTTCTTTTCCTGTAGGGCTTATCTGCTATTACCTTGTATTCTGTACTCTGGATGATCTCATCATACTCATCCAGATCATAGATATACAGGATATCTCCCAGTTTTATATTAGCATCCCTATCTGTGTACAGTGTTCCTTCTGTCCTGTTCTCTTTCTGAGGCTGGAGCTGGTTAGTGTTATCCGTGGAGGCTGAGAAAGTGCATTTATACCGGGCTACCTCTGTCAAAGTTTGAGTAGGTCTGTTATACAACCCAAGTCCCTGAGAGTGCCGCTTTACAATCACCATCTTATCAAAGAAAAACATGATTATCACCTCCGGGGTATCAGTCTCACATAAGGGTATAATCTCTGTTTGATAGCATCTGGTAGATACTCCTCAAAGTAAGTAGTATTATCCCCAAGAGTATGAGAGGAATACCCCTCAGCCTCCCTCTTTCGATATCTTGCTATTGCAAGATCCTCCTGTACCGTTCTCAACCTGTCAGGGAAAATATCCCTTGTTGCTCCGGTTTCATTACCCTCATTATCAAGGATAGCCTCTGTAAAGGTATCTCTACAGAATAGCTCTATATCTGACCGGGCTTTCTCAAGGAAAACTGATACAAGAGCTAACTTTGTGGTATTCTCCGCTGAGAGCCCTAATATGATTCTGCACCTCTCTAAACTCTCCACGGTTTACACCTCCTCAGCCCTCATCCAGATCTACACCGTCAATAGTGAGGAGTGCCTTAACTGTGTCCACATCAGAGGTAATAAATACACCCTTGATAAACTGAACACCTAAGCTCCCCACTGTCAGGTATTTATTGCTGGATCTAAGCTTATACTCTTTCTTCTTTGCCGATTTTTCAGCCATTGTTATTTACCTCCTGAATCTTGTTGAGCTGTATTACTCTACAGGCTTACCAACATTGATAATCTTGAAAGCGGCATAGCTGTTTAACAGCTTGATAGTGCTCTCATTAAGGATATGACCCTTGAAATAGTCACCAGCCTTAGGGAGATCCTCATAGAAAGTACCCCGGAGCTCTGCAATCTGTACCTGATCAAGGTCTACAGCTAAGAAAGTATAATCAGCCATGTGACGATCAATCACAAGATTGAGTACACCAAAATCACTCTCTACTCTCTGGACTGTGATACCCATATTCTGATCAAGGCCGTGATTAATGTTAATCCTTACATTATCACCAGCTTTAAACAGGCTGTTAACAGTCTGCTTAATTGTGGCATTACAGAAAGCAAAATACTCACCCTGAGCACCTTTCTCCCACATCTTCTGAAATCCCTGTAAAATCAGAGCCTCAGTAAGAGTAGTAGAGGTTTCATCACCCAGAACATTAGCCGAATTAACCATGTTAACAAGGCCGTTCATCTGCCGGGGAGTAGAGCCGCTCTCACTTGCCTTTGTTCCATTCAGGAAATACCATTCCAGATCTCTCTTTGTCTCAATCAGACGATCACTGACCTCAGCCTGAAAGCTACTGCCAATGCCCTTAGGATTAAGAGCCTCAGCGGTACCGGATACCTGTGTAACCTTCTCAATAATCTGACAAAGATTACTTAAGGTTTCACGGCTGGACTTGATAGGATCCCCAGCATCAGCACCCTCAAGCTTAAGGGTTCCTCTGGAGGTATTTAATGCTCTTTCTCTCCAAGTTACTGTAATATCTGTAGCTGGTACTACAGCACCCCTACCCATTAACAGAGTAGTAAGTGGTGTATCCGTGGGGGATACCAGTGCGATCTCCTCCCGGAGATCTACAACCTCATTAGATAAAAAATCACTACGCTTTACCATAGCCATGATTTTTCACTCTCCTTTCTAAAATTTTCCCGTTATTCCTCCGAATGATAGGCCGTAAGCTTAGCTCCTATCATCCCACGAACATTCCCGGCCTTTTTAGCCTGAGAATATTCATCTCCATCCTGTTCCTTGTCTTTGCTTGCTGGAGGGGTATGGCCTTTGAGAAATTCTGATTTTTCTTTCTCCACCTGTTTCTTAACCTCAGCATCAAAGAGCTTTTTAAGCCCCTTAATCCTCTCTGTAACCTTTGCTTTCCTCTCATCCTCATCCGGGATAAGGGCAATATCATCAACGGCTACAAGGTTTCTGAATCCTGAGCTCATCCCCAGCTCTGAAATAGCATCAACAACATCCAGACGTAACCCTTTAATAATAAGCTCATGCTCTTTCCGGGCATTTTCAGCGGCTCTCTCCTGATCCTCTAACTTTCTGCGTTCCTCCTCAGAGAGCTTTTCACGCTCTTGCTCTTTCTTCCATTTAGCGTTAGCCGTTTTAACGGCCTCTGTTACCCGTCTTTCTGTTTCTTTCTGCATTTCTTCTCTGAGTTTCTTCTCACGTTCCTCCCAGTTTTCCGCTGGAGTATTGTTCTCGTTAGCCCCCTTAGGTTCTCCCTGAGTATTAGTCTCCTTTGGATCCGTGGTATTAGGTTCCTGTGTGTTTTTTACATCAGCCATGTTCATAATCCTCCTTTAAATTAGTTATTCCCTACATAGCCCCCGTAGGTTCTATGTAAAAATCCCTCTATCTCCTTGTGCATATTTTGTATCAAAAGTTACCCACATAGACATTAAAATTGATACTAAAAAAAAAAATAACCCTACAGGATTTCTCCCATAGGGTTATACTCAAATTACTCCTCATTCCTATCACTAAAATACTCAGCCCAGTGAGGATTTTCTTTATCAAAAATTTCTTTCTGTTCTGTAGAAAGTTTATGAGGATAATCAGCAAACATATTAAACTCCTCTTTTTTATCAAAACTGAAAATCCATTCACCTACTCTATCAGGGGTATCTTTCCACCAAATTTTATCAGTATCCTCATTTTTATACCATAGATCCTCATTATTTAACACTACCTCCAACCCCCTTCTTTTGCTTTCCGGGATCCGTATTAA